ACCAAATTGTCTTCGCTATCAACAAGCACACGCTCGTCGGCGGGGCCCCAATTGAAGTATCCAGCGATACCACCAATGGTTGTAGCCACAGCAGGGACAATATTCGTAAGGTCTTTCTCGGTTACATTCACGCCTGGGCTTATTTGAAATGGCATTGAATCTCTCCTTTATTTTTTTCTTTATTAAAAATACTAAGCAAATTTGCTTTTTTGTTGTTTATCTTCCTCTTATGTATAATTTTGACAGATTCCATAGGAATTACGCCAACCAATCGTCTTTGTCATCGACGGTTGTCCAGACGGTGCCATTGTCGTCCACATAACTTGAAGGTTCATTATTTATACCATCATCAATGAACCCAAACGGGGTCATATTATCTTCAATTTGTTTCATTTTATCTTGATAAAGGTCTTTACGAATATCTAGGTTTGTCAATTCTTTAAAATATGACTGGGTAGTTAGCCATCCAAAGAGAACCAAAGTCATAACCAAGTCATCGTGGTGACCAGTTTCTGCCTGATATGATTTCTTCTTTGAAATGAACGATACGAATTCTTTAATTGTATCAAAATCTTCAACAATTAATTTATTTTCTTCTATCATACTCTTAAGGAGAGAGCATCCAATTCTTTTTACTGCTTCTGTGGTTCGAATACCATACTGACTCTGACCTTGACCAAAACCACCATCCAATGTCTGTCCTTTTCTGCCACGAACGGTAGTTACTAATAGTCCGTCATATTCTAGTTCGGTGTGTAGAACATCTGCAACCTGTCCACCAATATCATTTAATTCTACTAAAATATGGCAGTTATTGTATTGTCTTGCAGCCGCATAGATGGCATTAGGATAAACAAGTGGGGACATCATATTGTTTCTAAACTTCGCAACCAGTCTATATGGCATCTCTGTGATGTCCACAATCGTGAATGCGTGATAATCCAATCCTTGCCCACGAGAAACATCAACACACATTACATAAGTATGGTCTTCTTCTGGTTTTACTAGAACATCAAACCCCTCATCATTCGAAAATATTGGCTCGTTGTATGTTAATTCTTTGAGTTTTTTTGACTCAATGAGAGTATTGACACTACCAACAAAGTCACATTCAAATTCTGTTCGGAACTGTTGTTCGGAGGTATTTGCAATCGTTTCTTGTTTCCACTTTTCATCACGACCTGGCACCTGATTCCAATGAACTTCAATAGGAACATAAGAACTTCTGCCATTTATAGCATTGTTCCAGAACTTATAGAAGAGATTCATACCGTGTGGAGTAGAAACCATTATTACTTTTGTGGTTTCACCAGAAGTAATGGTAGGATATACTGAACTGAAGAATTCATCAGCCACTTCGTGAGGAACGAATGCAAATTCGTCAAGGAAGATAAGGTTGAAAGAACTACCACGAATGGCACTTGAGGAAGTAGCAGATGCGAGGATTCTCGAACCATTTTCTAGTTCGATTGTTCCTTTATTCCATTGCTCTACTCCCTGTTGTAGCCATTTGGGGAGATGTTCATATGCTAACTTTAGACGGTGAAGAAGTTCTCGTGCAGTTGCTTGCTTATTGGCAAGAATAGCAACACTCATTTCAGAATTAAAAAGAACGTAGTGCAAAAGATAAGCAATCGTAGTTGTAGACTTACCAGACTGACGAGGCAGTTTACAAATTACAAATCGATTGTCGTGAATCTTAGTTACAATATCTTCTTGGAAATCATAAAGGTCAAATGGCACAAGTCCTCTATCGAGGTGTACAATCTGTACATATTTTCTAATAAAATACAGTGGTTCTTGTTGGCATTTTAGATACTCACCAACTTGTTCAGTTGTAAAATCTAGGTTAACACCTTTGGCTTTTAGATTTGGGTTGCCTAGATAATGTTCAGTGTTTGCCATTATTATTTTGCTTCATAATCCACATCAATGATGTCAAGTTTTTCTTGTTCTTCGATTTCATTTTCAATTAATAGTTCTCTTTGTTGCTTTAATAATTTCTGAAGTTCTTGTGTAGAACCAACGAACAAAGAATTGTTTGTGATGTTGTTTGCTTTTTGACCAACATCTTCTTTTTGAATCTGTTTCATCTTATTGTGCGTTTCAAGAAGGTCTTTGTTTATATCAGCAACATTCTTAATCATTTGAGCAACTACTTCATATGCTCTTGGTGATTCTGTTTCAGTAGCAACCGTAAGAATACCGTCAATTGCGTTATTGCCTGTTTCTATAATTTCTTTGAGATTCTTTCTTACGAGATTATAGTCACGCTTTAGTTTATCTTCTTCGGTAGTGGGAATCATTATTGGACAACCACCAGCGTTCTGTCCATCGTGCAATATCTCGTCTTCTTCGAGGACAATATCTAAAGCATCAGATAGTTTTTCATCAATATTTTTCTTATCACTCATTCACTATATCTCCGTAAATATCTATGTCTCCAGTTTCACTCCCCCAAATTCTTAGAGTAGTATATGCAGAGTAATCAGAAACATCAGAAGATGCACCAGATGGTCCAGTTACACCAATGTCTATCATACTTCCTGCTGCCGATGTTACACCAGCAGGAACTCCGCCATCGAAGATTGTTGCCATAACTCTCTTGATTCTTTCGCTTGTAGAAATTCTACCGTAGACATAAGACTTAGCAGTAAATGTCAGAGTCCAAGTGAGACTTCTTCGTGTGTCATAATCACCTTCCCAGTCCTCTTCACTATCAACAGAATTCAGAATTAATGGAATGTCCATCTTCGAATGCATTGTTGTGGGGTTGATAGTAACTGTAAATTCTGGAGTGAAGTATGGAAGAATTTGCTCAATGATTTGTAAACCATCCGCCATATGCTTTGTCATAATATAAAGATTGAAGTTTACTGAATAAGGAACTTCAGCATAAGTGGTATCCATTTTCTCATCACTGCCAGTTCTTCTCTTGGCAAGTTTTTGCATTGTGTTTCGTTTTCGAGTGGTATCATATTCAATTCCCTCAATTTCAAAACTCATACGAGGAAGAGTCATTTGAATAACAACACCATCGTCGTTTGTGATTGACCCACCTTCGTCAATGCGACGAAGATATTTCTCTTTATTTCCGTATGCAAGAGGAATCCTCATTGATTCCTTTACTGTGCCATCTGATAGGTATCTCTTCACATAAATGTTGTTGAAAAGAGAACCGAATGCAATTACCAGATTTCGAAGAGAGTCGTTTTTGAAATGTGTAAACATTAGTATCCGCCCTCACTGAATGGGTCGATATCTGTGAAGTCGAATACATCATCGGCTTCTCTTTGTATATCATCCGAATCATCGAATGGGTCGGTTGAAGTGTTCGGAATAATGTTGGTGGTGTTATCTTGAGTAGCACCCATTGTTCCAGTCGCACCAGAATCTGCACCCGTAATGGTATCAGAAGCAGTTATACTACCCACCACTCCGTGTACACCAATAATCTTGGTAGTGGGCGCCCAAGAAACTACATTAGCACTCCACGTTCCACTCGTAAGTGGTTCACCAACAAGGAATGTTCCTGTATTGGCAGTAAGAGTTAAATTGATTGCAGTTGCTTGGTTGTCGCTCTCTACTGTATCGATATCTGACCAACCAGTTTCAATATCTTCCTGACTGTACTGGAAGAGTTCACAGGATAGTTTGTATGTGTATAGTTTACCGAGTTGATAGAATGGGTTTTCGTGTTCTACAAATTTAATTTCAAACAAACCATTAGTGAGAGGAAAATAAATCAAATCTCCTTCTAATGGTCTTGCCATCGATAATTCATTTTCGAATCTTTTCTTAGCAACGATTAACTTCATACTATCTTTAATTTCAAGACCAAACTTAGAGATGAAATCTCCATCACCTTCGAATCCATCGATGTTTGAAATATACATTTCAATTTCAGTACCACCTGTAAATCCAGAAATGGTATCTTCACCAAACAATTCATCTTTGTTAACAATGTTTCTAGGAATATAAACCATATCCTGACCGTGAATTTGTATAGATTCAATGGTCAGGTCTTCAACGATTTTTTGTTCGTTGTTAGTATGTTTGAAGAATGAATTCTTTGCCATTTTTTATCCTACTATAAAACCAGGCGGTTCTTCAAATTTCACTTGCATTTCTTCTTCAAGCCTTTGAACTTCTTCGTTTGCTTGGTCAAAAATTTGTTGTCCGTTAAAAGATACTCCGCCTGGTAATTGAATATTTTCAAACTTAGATAAATTTGAACCCCATTGTCTTTTAAATATAGCAGTCACATATTGTTTC